GCCGCCGCTGGATAGTTGATGCCATGAGCTTGTTTGATCCCGGCTGAAGCGTCGATGAAAGGTGCGAGACGGTGACAATCTTTGCCCAAACGAAGTTTAGTCCTGTGTTCGACTTTCTTCAAAAAGATTTTGTCGACGGCTTTTTGATTGTCGATGTAAACCTCTTTGGGGCAAGCGACGAAGGCTTGGAATTCTGAAGGCACTTCCGGATTGGCGACGCGTTTTATCGTGGGTTCTCGTATGACCTCATCGTACGACCCATAAAACGCAGACCCAGTGAACTTCCGAATCACGCCGTTGTTCTGATACTTAGCCGTCTTTCCGTCGATCTCTGCGTAGTCGGCCCATGGTCTGCCATCGGGCGCTCGTTGCCAGAGTTCTTTTTCGACCTTTATACCCTCGACGTCGACCACCACCTTAGGGAGCGTGGCGTGATAGAGCTGAACATGGTCCTTGGAAACATCGATGACTAGGTTCTGCGAACGTCCCACAGAATCCTTGTAGACATGCCACTTCTTGTCGCCGTCTTCGCCTTTTGTCCTGAGTATGAAATTGCGTCTCGGGACAAGGAAGTTGAGGAAATCTTTACGACTGACTTTGAGCTTCTTGCTCTCGATCGTTCCCCAATCTCCATTCGGATAGCGAATGGTATTTGGATCGGCTGTGGCAAGTGGAATCATGACGTCCGTAAGATACTCCGGCTTCAGGTCGGCGGGCAAAACGTCGTATGTACACGTTTCGAACACATCGAGCACTTTCTCGGGGTCTGCTGTTATGGCCCTAACCCATTGATCCACGTCCAAGCTTAAATCGATTGTCTTCCGTTTCGGTTCTTCTACGGGATCCATAGGAGAATGAGACATACTTTCGACCATTGTGTTGAGCTTGCGTGTGAGAGGATCGATGTATTCGAGAGCCTTGGCGCCAGTGTTGCTGGATGGTGGCCATGGTTTCGCCAGAGCTTGTACCATGGCTACGGGCGTTAGACCAAACATCTCCAAGAAGGTCGTGAGAACGTCGGCTTGCAGATCGTGTGCCACAATTACGGGCCTTTCCTTGCTCCTGGTCATCGCCACGATCGTCGCACCATGCAGTTGCGTAGCGTTGGCGTCTCGATCGAAGATGGCAAAGGCACTCGTTCTGACTGTGCGACCTTGAGATGAGTAGACGCTGTGGTTCTCTTGCTCGTGGCCTGGTCCACTAGGTTTGCCAAAAGCGACCGGACAAGTGGCGTGCGTGAAGACAAGTTCTAAAGCAGCGTGATTCGCTCGACCAGCGTACTCTGCGGCGGTGGTGATCTCGACCACATGTTCCGGTTCGACGTTCTCGTCGACCTCGGTAGTGTACATGTTGTAGCCGAAATGGTGGTTTAACCACTTGACACGTGCCTCTGCCCCAATTCCCGTGAACCTGAAATTGCGTTGTAGCTCATGCTTAGAACAAGAATTGACGATGTTGTTCCAATACGTGCTTTCAGAGATACCAGGATGAATCGATATGTCTGGAGACTTGTGTTGCTGATTCTCGTCGCCGATCAAAAAGACCGCCTTTGGCATGACATAGTTGACGTAGGCCTGGAAATGAACAGCGTCTGCCAACGTGAACTCGTCGACGAAAAGAACGTCTAGACTTTTGAAACGAGCCATCTTGAACCAAGTTTCGGCATCGAAGTTGAGTATCTGACCGTCGGGCATTGTGACCTTGTCGTAGTCTTCTTTGAGTGCGCTCAGTGGAAGATACATACCGACGCTGTAGCCTGACTCCATGCAGTGCCGCATCAGGGCTCTTGCCACGAAAGATTTGCCCGTTCCAGGACCGCCCAAGATGTAGTGGAAGGTAGTCGAGAAATTACTGCCAGACACTTGAAGAGCGCTCAGGAATGTTTCGAATTGACGATTTGCATCCAAAACACTTGGCGACACCATGGCTCGATGGGTGTCGATGGAATTCTCTATCAGCAGCCTCGCGACAGCGGCTTCGGTCTGAGACATTCCCATGTCGACTTCCTTTGCCTCATGTGTACATTTGGAGACGTGGAAGGTTTGGCCCGTGATCGAACCATCTCGGAGCAGCCCGCACACCATACACTTGTTGATCTCTTTAGCGCCGGTGGCCGGTAGAATCAAGTCGACGCTTCTTGTGAAGTTGGGCGATTGTGAAGGCCGAACTTTCTCGCGTTTCGCCGGGAGCTCTTTGGGAGGCTTGATGAATTCCAGAGTTGGCGTCTTTGTGAGTAGCCAACGTAGGATTTCGTATGCTGGCACCACTAAGAGACCAGTGGCAGCCATGACCATGCCGCCAATGCATTTTTGGAAAAGGTCTGTAGCATTGAACTTCTTCCCAGTGATTTGATCGATGCCCTCCACAATGGTGGAAATGTCGTTGAGATCCCGATGGACTGCGAGATAGACATTGAGAGCGAAATTGACCAGCTCCTTGTCTTGGACCGATAAACCAGCGTGCTTGATGTTGGAAACGAGACTTAGACCTCTTCGAGTGCGATTGGCGGCCGTAGCAATGACCGAAAAGTCCATGGACAATCTTGGTTCGGCCATAGCCCAACTGTAGACCTCGTAGAAATCTTGCACGCGACATGAAGTCCAGACAGGACGGAAGTCGCCGGTTTGCCAATCTAGCTCCGAGAACGTGGTAGCTTGCCAGTCAACCATTGGCATGGTAGCGAGATGTTCAGGTGGCCGTGGATTGCTTATGATCTCTCCCGGCTTGTCTGCGACCCAAAATCGAATGTTGCACATCTCTCCGAAACGACTGACGATTTCACTGGCGATGGTGATTCTGCCATTCGTGAAGACTCTTTGTGTCAGCCACTTCTTCCAAGAAGATTCGAGATGCATGTACCCATTCTGGAACCCGCTCTTCCATGTAACTGCCACCTTGCGATATCGACGTGTGAACTCGTCGACGATCTTCTCCACCCAGCCTTGGAAAATGAGCTTGTATTTCCAAAAGACCATAGAGGCTCCGACGGTGTCTTCGAAGGGCAGATTTGTGTGCCTTAGTTTTTCGATGAAGTCGACGAACCGCGTGGAACAAGTCTTGGCGTAGGTGATCACAGTCTCGTGCAGCCAACCCATCAAATTTTGAAGCAATGTTTTCTCCCCGTAGTCTTGCCAGCGACTCCAGGTCCAGTCGTTCAAACCAATAGTGTTAAAAGAATCGAGGCCAGTCGTGAGCACAAGAATATCGGGCCAGATCTTGTCCCAGAGTTCATCCGGGGTAGGCATGTCCCAATGATAAGAAAGAGTGTATTCGTCAGAAAAGTCAGTCTCTTGAGGATAGAAAGGAATTGGGAGGAAAAGAGAGGCATTGGCTTCGGTCGCGCCCGTTTTCTCGAAGTATGAACAAAACTCAGGCTCAGACATGTCGTAAAGACTATCTGCGAAATGCAATCGGCCGGCTTTGACTGGTTCGTATACTAACGCTGGCCGGTTGACGATGAGATTGAAGACTTTTGCGGCATCAGCATAATCCAACCGCATCCGCCGGGCGCTTTCTCCGAGTTCCGACTTGAGCGCTGGAAGATTGCTTTTGCTGACTTTATGACCAATCCACTGAGCAAGTTGGGGATACGTCCGGACGAAGTCTTTGGTTTCCGAACCATGTATGTAGAAGCTGTGATTAGTTCTGCTGTGCCAGAACCGTACGTCTTCCATAGTGGCACCAATGTGCAGAGTGTTCATGGTGTCTTCGTCTGGATGCATGTTGCGCAAAAGGTCCATTCTCGCTAAGTCCCGAGCCACGACCAAGCTCTTGTGATCGCCTGAATTGCATTTGACCGATTGGCAAGCGATGTCGAAACCAAGATATTTCTCGACGCGTCTTTTCTCGTTGGGATTGAGGTAGAATTTCGTCGTTGGTCTTGCTAATATCTCGGTCTGAAGTTGCTTGGAAGCTTCGCCTTTCATGAGCTCAGGGCCATAATTGGCAATAGCTGAGTCAATGGCTACGTTGGCGGAACCGATCAGGGTCTCAAACTCCTCGAGAAGGCCAATGCCTGAGTCTTCTAGATCGACCTTTTCGGTTTTCTTCCAATCAGCTTGGTCAACGAAATCGCACAAAGGGTCGAGTTGGCCGTAAGGGTAAACGATGCGTTCTCTGGTGTTCCAATCAAGGAAACCAAGTCGATTCTTTTCGACGCACCGATAGATGTGGTAGTCGCCGTCTTCTTCGCGACACCAATCGACCCAAACTTCGCCCCACCTCAAACTAGCGCGCAGCTCTCGGGTTTCCAGCTCCTTGTCGGTGAACTCTTCGACTGTCATCTCCCACTTGTCTTCGGGAAAACTCTCGCGCAAGCATGGGATATTTTTCCAACAATCGCCCGCGCCACCAACCTCAACGTCTATCCATTCTGGAGGCGGTGGTGGCTTGGGTGGCGTGCGATCAGGAATGCCGGCGATGCTTTGGTAAAGAACGTGGTTTTCGCGTATATGTTCCTCAATCTCATCCTCCTCGTGGCGCCTTTGAACAGCCCTTATGGCTCGGCGGGCAGCGCCAGTCCTTCCGCCTCGTTTGCCGCGTTTCTTTTCGAGACGTCGACCTTGTCTTGCCAAACGAACGATCATAAGAATCCAG